CATTTTTATTTTTTAATACTTTTGGGGTTTTCTGTTGACTTATTTCTGTTCTTTTAATCATGTCGTTTATTATTATGTGTGTTTTTTAAATTTGCAAGTTTTATTTTCGATTTTCTATTTCCATCAATTTGAATCTAGCTTGTTGTTCAAGTCTAGCTCTAGCTGTTTCATCTCGTAATTCAGCTATGTCTTCCATAGAATCTATACGTTCACGATCTACATTTATTCGTCTTTGTGCTTCGGCAGCTTTACGCTGTTCTTCTTGTATGAATTGTTGTTGTTCCATAGACAACTCTTGGCCTTTTAGTGCTAATTCTTGTTTTCTTATAGCAACTAAAGGATCTTCATCTGTTGGATCAGCAACATTTTGACTAAACTCTGTCACAAGTTGTGCCATGATTGGTGCAGAAAACTGAGCAAGAATATCGCCTGCTTGTTGAGCTAATTGTTGAGCCTCTGAAGGATTTGCTTGTTGGGCTTGTTGTTGAAGTTGTTGAAACTGTTGTAGCACCTCTGGTGGCATTTGTTGTTCGCCCATTATATCTGCTTTCATTTGTAAGTGTTGCATTATATGTGAGTGTATTAAAGCTTGAACTTGTGCGTTCATTTGCACAGGTGGTGTTTTTAATAATGCTATATGTGTTGCTATATGTGCGTCATGGTTTTGTTGTCCAAACGCTTGTGCTTGTTGACCTAATAAAAGTTTGTTGTTTTCAAAACCTGCTTCTAAAGGTGATGGTTCTGTTGGAGGGGGTGGTGTTAATATCTGTTCTATGTTGTCCACACCTATTGCAGCATACATACGCTTATATGATTCATATATACCATTAGGACCATGTACCTGTGGATTAGATTGTACTAGAGCCATCATTTCTTGTGCCATGGCAATACGTTGCGATTGACTGAAAATATCTGGATTAGATATGGGGAATATATCAATTTTGTCATCAAAATCAGACAATTTAATCGAAGTATTGCCATTAGCGATTGCATATGGGTATTCAGGTGGTAAATATTGTTTAAATACTTGTGCTAATAGCTTAAATTCTTTTTTTTGTGAATTATGTAATCTTTTGTGTATAGCAGACAAAACTTTGGTAGATCTCTCTAACAAAGCTAAAGTAGTGCCTACAGGTGCGTTTGGATTGCCTTTACCTGTATTTATTTCTGCAATAGAAGCAAACTTTTTACCCCCATCAACCAGTATGCCTAACAAACTTAACAATGTTTGACTAGGTTCTTTAAAAGGCAAAGGTTGAATAGATTGACTTAATACACCACCCGGTGCATCTACGTCTCTAAATTCTCCTGGTTGTAATGGTACATCTTCATCTCGTATTCTTATACCACGTGTTTTGAAACCTGCTGGTAAATTTGCTAATGTGCCTGCATCAATAAGCTGTCTTAGTATAGAAGTCGAAGCTTTGGACAAGCCTCCAATCATATGTGTTAAACCAAAACCATAAAAACCAAGACCAGGCAAAAACTTAAAATGTACAAAGTATTCTATTTTGTTTTTTAAGGGATCTTCTTCTAAGTAATTTCTACGAATAGACAATATTTCATTTGAATTAGAGTCTATAGTTACAATATAAGGTAATTTGACTCCAGTCATTTCGTTGTTTTCATCTAAATCTTCAAAACCTTCAAGCTCTAAATTACAATGCACTTCGTACAAAATTGTTACTTCACCAGTGTCATATGAAGGTTGAATACCTGCTAATTTGTCTATCTCTTCTTTTACATCAGAAGAGTTAGATACATCATCCTCATAATTAATATCAATTTTTCTATAGAAACCAACCGCTTGTAGTTTTCTTACCTCGTTTTCGGGCATTTTTACTACATTAGTGATTCTTGAACATGATTCTAAATCTGTTGTGTAATAGGGAACAATTAAATCTTCGGGTGCAACAAATTTTGATACGGCTCTATTAAGACTTTCATCGTAATATACTTTTTTAAAAGCTGACCCAGCAAGAGGTAGATAAAATAACATTTGATCTAACTCTTCATCGAACTCTTCCATAACATGAGTTATTTGGTAGTTCATAAACTCTTTAACTCTTTGTGCTTGTTCTTCAACACTGGAATTATATGCACCTATAACTTGTGTTTTAACAGGTCCTCCAGATGGCAACAATTCTTTATAAGCTTGTGCTTGAAAAGTTGTCACTGCTTCTCCAAGCAAAGGATGTATTACTCCAGAAGCACCCGCAAAAGGCTCAGATCGTTCATCATCGAACTTCATACCTAAATACTTCAAACCATCGGTATATGTTTTTTCCCAATCTTCTCTAGAAGATTTATCTTTTTCTATACCATCAACAAGTTCATTTGCTATTCGCATCAACTCGTTTTCATCTAATGAATCAGCTAAATTTTCATCAAAACCTGTCTCTTGTACATCGGGCATAGCAGGTCCGAGCAAAGCACCACCATCATCCAACATCTGCACATCTTCTTCGTTTGCTTCCTGTATAGCATCTAAAGCTATTTCCATACCCTCATCATCTAGAGGTATTTGATTTTCTACATTTAATTTTGTTGGATTGATGTTTTTTTCTATTGCCATTAGTAATATACCCTTCTTACTGGTGCTTTTTCTTGATCTGAATAGTCATCATCAAGTGAAACTAAACCACCTTCTCTAAATCGCATTAGAGCTTGTGTCATAGTATCACATAAATCATCGTTTTTACCAAAAGGAAAGGCCGCACACTCTTCAATCATTTCTTCTGCAAACTTTCTTGCAGGTGCGTAAACAAGTTCAGATTCAAAAATAGGTGCAACAGAGTGCATACGAGTAGATTTATCATGTCCTCTTGTTGGAGAATAATTAACTACGGGTATGCCTAATCTACGTAGTTCATGTGTAAGAGGTGTACCAGATGCTTTTGACTCAATAAGTGTCATATCTGGTTCCCAATATTTATATTCGTTGAAAGCAATTCTTTTTAGTTCTGGAAAATCCCATCTACCTTTTTGTGCATCTAACAATATAATACATTCTGGCGAATCGGGTGTTGGTCTAAAAATACCCCATGTCGATATCGCAGAATAGTCAGCGTTTTCTTTTTTAGAGAAAGCTGTATCGTAGCTTTGTATTATATAACTTACAGGTGGAAGTGATTCGCTTTCCCATATATTCCACCACTCACGTTTTATGATAGATCCCTCTTCAGATGTAGGGTTTTGCATCCATTGTGCGTTCCATTTTTGAACAGGTAAAGATGCTTTTACCTTGTTCAATTCGTCTAATTCCCAGAACTCAGGCCATAGTGCGTTGTTTGTTTCTGGAAATATTGCAGGAAACTCTACAATTTCCCATTGATCCGCAGCCTCTTCTTTCTGTGCGTCCAGTAGTTTTGCAGTAAGATCTATAGTGCTCCATCTAGTCATAACTAAAATAATAGCACCACCAGGTTGCAAACGCTGTCTTGGTCCAGAGGTATACCATTCATAGCAAGATTCTAAAGCACTAGGACTCAAAGCGTCTTGTTCTGAATGTGGATCATCAATAATAAGTAAATCTGCACCACGACCTGTAATAGCACCACCGACACCTGCTGCGAAATATTCACCACCTTTGTTTGTTTCCCATCTACCTGCTGACTTGGAATCGGCTTGTAGCTCCACTTTGTCAAAAATACGTTTGTATTCATCGGTATCCATCATGTTTCTAACTTTACGTCCAAACCTTACAGCTAGTTCACCTGTGTGAGTAGTCTGCATAATTTTACGATTAGGCTGTTTACCCATTATCCAAGCAGGAAAATAGGTAGAGCAAAACTCAGACTTAGTATGTCTAGGTGGCATATTTACAATCAATCGATTAATTTTACCATTTGCAACGTCTTCAAGTTTTTTTGCAAAAATTTTATGATGACGACCACAAACAAACTCTGGCCACATATATCTAACATATTCTAAAAAACTATTTTGACATTTATTTTGATTTTTTAATAACTCTAAGCGTTCTTGTAGAACAAGGGTTTCTTTAATTTCTTGGTCTGATAAATGTGAAAGGTTCAAAACTGCCTACCAAATTCAATATTTAATATATTATTTACATCCATAAGACTTGGTAATGGGTCTTCTTTAAAAAAATAGGTATCTACATCTTTTGGATCAGTAAATCCTACTAAATCCTCTAAAGGCACATTAGGAAAAACTTGCGGTAAACCAAAGGCTGTTGTTTGGTTTTCTATATTTTTTGACACCATTGGTTTCCTTGGGTCATATGTTAGGTTGAAAAATCCACCTGTTTTAGGATTTTCGTACATATACTGCAAACGTAAGCCAGCATTTCTAAGTGTGTCTACCATTAAAGATAGTCCGATAGAGCCTCTACCACCAAGCCTTGTACGTGGGGCAATATTGAA